GAAGCCACGCAAGCACCTTAAAATCACCATCATACACTAAATCAGTAAGTTGGCAGCATTACCCCAATTTTGATAGAAAAAAATGCTTGCGTAAACAAGTATTAAACATGAGTATACGACTACATTAAATGTAAACTAATGTTTTTGCATGCACTTATATTAAGTAGGGGGTTCTTCTGTGAAATATATCAAGGAATTAGAGGGGCTACGTGGATTAATGGCCTTGTGGGTAGTTGCTGGGCACGCCTTTGCGAGTCTACCTATGTTGTCAAGCAAGATTCCGGCCAATCTTCTTAATACACAAGCTGTTGACGTATTCATAATGCTTAGTGGGTTTGTTATTTTCTTTATGATGGATAATAAACCTCTGAGCTATGGTAAATACCTGACTCAGCGTTTTTTTAGAATTTTTCCAATATATTTACTGGCGTTGATTGTTTCTTTCGTATTGATTGATTTTACTACCAGTGTTTTAACTCACGCACTCGCTGCACCCGCGACAAACCGCAGACTTGAAATAATCAATCAGTTTAATAAAGCACCATCACTGCATGCTTTTTTTCATTTGTTATTAATTCAGGGTGCAGTGCCCGTGTCAATGCTAAAAGACTCTTCATATACTATATTAGGGCAGGCATGGAGCGTGTCCGTTGAATGGCAGTTTTACATTATTGCACCATTATTATTTATGCTAATGAATAAAATAAGTAGTAAGAAAAATTGTCTTACATTGTTTATCATTCTGATATTCATGATTGGCTATGGGAAAATAACTGATAAAGGGTTTTATGGCAACAATCTGTTTGCTTTTTCAATAGGGTATCTTACATTCTATTTTTACAAAAACATATACCCTTCAATTAACCTCGCCCAGTTAAAAATAGCATCAGCGATTGCTATATTTTTGTCGATAATTTTGCTTGGAAAGGATGCGTTTCCAGTAATAATATGGGTTGCATCATTCTACGCTGTTCTAAAAAAAGATATGTGTGGTGAACTTTCGTTTCTAGGTAAGGTACTTGACTGGAGGCCTGTGCTTTATATAGGTAGAATATCGTACTCTATATATATGGTTCATATGGTAATAGCTTTCTGTATTCTAAGTTTATTATCTGGATACAATGAACTGCCATTGTACATGTATGCCGTATTTCCAGTAAGTTGCATTGTGGTTAGCATTGCAATTTCCTCATTAACTTACAGGTACATTGAAAAACCAATGATGTCATTTGGCAAAAGAATCTCAGGCAAGCGAGTGCTACCACCAGAGATGAATAATCCTGCATAAGATATGTAAACAGCGGAAAAATCCGCTGTTTATAACATACCTTTAAAAATATAATTGAAGCGGGTAATGCTGCCAACTTACTGATTTAGTGTATGATGGTGATTTTAAGGTGCTTGCGTGGCTTCCATTTCCATCAGATGTCCTTCCTGCTCCGCTACTGAAGGCGTGGTGCGTAACGGCAAAAGCACTGCCGGACATCAGCGCTATCTCTGCTCTCACTGCCGTAAAACATGGCAGCTTGGTGGTGTTGGATACCAGTTCCTGTACAAGGGCGATCAGATTTACATCACCAACAGCCACGGTTCGACCATTGAAACCGTGAAGTAAGGCATTACAGAGCCACTTCCAGAGGTGGCTCGATAATGCTATATAAGTCTTCTCCGCAAGGATATTCTTAACTTCCTTTCATCGATATGGAGATGAGTCGTGTTAGAACATTATTTTATTAGTAAATCTGGGACCTATACAACGGAAGAGCAAAAGCGAGCTGTTGCTGTAGGTGCAGCATTAGAGATTGCTCGTTCTTCAGCTGCTGCGACGACACAACGCTCAAGTTCGGACAAGGTTCAGGACGACCTGCAGCATGCAGCTAATGCAATTGCTTTACTAGCTGATGCCATACAGGCAGCTATCGAAAAGAAATAATTATCACCAAAGCCACCAATAGGTGGCTTTTTTAATGGTATTACAGGAGCCATTCTGCCGAGTGGCTTCGATAATGCTCCCCACATCGCACAGAGGTAAGACATGTCAGAGATCACCGCATCCGAGCAAATCCGCCTGGATATCATCAAGAAAGTTAACTACGACACCGCAGCGGCCAAGCTGGCCATTGACTGGGTTGGTGATAGCAATCTGAAAGCTGAGCTATTCGCTGACTCTTTTGATCGTGTCTTCACTGAAAGTGAGATTGTCTCGAAGACCCGCAAGGCCATCCAGGAAGCGACTGAGGCGCTGGCGCTGTTTGATACCATCGTAGAACAGGCGAGCTAAGGCATTACAGCAGGCATTCACTGAGTGCCTGTGATAATGTCGTTGCGTTAATTAATCGAGAGGGCAAGTAAATGCAATGGACATCAGTAAAATTTCAATTACCTCAGCCAACCAAACAGGTTTCTTGGTATATCGTAAATACGGATAAAGGCGTTGGCTTTGCGGAATTCAATCCCCTTACCGGATTTGGCAATATCGTGATTATTGATAACAGCCAGTATTTTAATCTTGAAATAACTCACTGGATGCCTTTACCTCCGCCACCGTCAAGCAATTAAAATACCTTGCTTTCTACCGAGTCATTACTGAGCCACTAGCTTTCGCTGGTGGCTTTTTTATTGGAGTGAATATGGCAACTAATTCACCCTGGCATCATCTCTATAACACCAAACGTTGGTACCGGTTGCGTTATCACCAGCTTCAGAAGCAGCCACTCTGCGAGTTTCACCTCAGACGAAATCAGGTGATATCCGCAACCGTTGTTGATCACATCAAACCTCACAAGGGCGATGAAGCCCTCTTCCATGACCCGGATAATCTTCAGTCGTTATGCAAGCGCTGCCACGACTCGGTTAAGCAACGCATGGAGAAGGGCGGAACGGTTACCGAGTTCGACAATGAAGGCAGGGTTATCTGGTAACAGGAGCATGCAATGCAAGGCCTGAAGATTGAATACCGGGATGGCAAGCTGGTGGAACTGAGCATTGATGGTGTTAGTTTTCTTTCTGCGTCCGCCATCTCCTTTAGTCATACCGCAAACGAGGAGCCACCAACGATTATCCTGACAATGTCTGTCGGTGCAGGTGAGCGACTGGCGCCAGCCGTCCCTCCCCGTGAAAACCTGCGGATCATCGAGAAATGATAGCTTTTCTCATTATCATCCCGACAGGGTGGGGGGGAGGGGTAAAACTCTGGCGGCAATCGTAAAAAGACCGCGCCCCCAGTTTTCTTTTCAAAAACGTCCAGAAAAAAAGGAAAAAAGCGATGGCACAGCGAGGCAGAAAATCTCTTGCCGCGACGACGGCTGTGTCGCTTCCGGCTCTGGCTGAAAGCAGGCTGCAGCCCTCGTTACACCTTAGCGATCCAGAGATAAACGTCTGGATCAGACTGGTTAACGATAACCCGGCCAGCTCATTTACTGAAACACATCGCGACATGATGGAAATGTACTGTCGGCATGTAGTGCAGGCGAGACTGTTAACCACTCAGATCGAGGAGTTTGAGCTGGAGTGGCTGGCTCGGGATGATGGGCTGAAGCGCTACGATAAATTGCTCACGATGCGCGAACGTGAAGTACGGTCTGCGTCTTCACTGGCAACGCGACTGCGTATCACCCGGCAGGCGACTGCTGATCCTAAAACAGTAGGACGCGCCAACAAAAATCTGCCGCGGGAGAAAAAACCCTGGGAAATTGAATAAGGCTCTTCGATGGCTAAAAAAACTCTGACAAGAGCCGAGAGGAATATCCTCTGGTGCGAAAGAAATATTTATATTCCCGAAGGTAAGTTTGTCGGCCAGCCGCTGAAAATGGCTGAGTTCATGAAGGATGACTTCAGAGCCATTTTCGACAACAAGCATGGTACACGTCGCGCAATCATCAGTCGCGGGCGAAAAAACGCCAAAACGGTGGAAACCGCCATGCTGATGTTGCTCTACCTGGTAGGGCCCGAGGCTGCACCGAACTCGCAGCTGTATTCTGCGGCACGCTCACGCGACCAGGCGGCCATTCTGTTTAACCTTGCCTCGAAGATGTGCCGGATGAACCCGGTACTAATGCAGTACGTTGCGATCAAGGATTCAGCTAAAGAAATCCACTGCCCTGAGCTGGGTTCTTATTACCGCGCACTGAGTGCCGAAGCTACAACGGCCTACGGTTTCTCGCCGCGATTTGTCGCACACGACGAACTGGGCCAGGTTCGTGGGCCGCGAGATCAGCTTTATGAAGCGCTGGAAACCGCCACCGCTGCACAGGATAACCCTATTTCGATAATCATCAGCACCCAGGCGCCTGATGCGAGCGACCTGCTTAGCCTTCTGATTGATGATGGACTGACCGGAGCCGATCCCCGGACGGTGGTCCGGCTTCAGACCGCGCCGGAAGATATCGATCCTTTCTCTGTTGAGGCCATCAGGCTGGCAAACCCGGCCTTCGATGTGTTCATGAACCAGAAAGAAGTGCTGGATATGGCCGCCAGTGCGAAACGCCTGCCGTCTCGTCAGGCAGAGTTTGAGAACCTTGTGTTAAACCGCAGGGTTGAAGTGAAAAGCCCCTTCGTTAGCCAGAGTGTCTGGCATATGAACAAGGAGGAACCCGGCGAACTGGCGGGGGCTACCGTCTGGGGCGGGCTCGATCTTTCCAGCGTGTCAGACCTGACCGCACTGGTGCTGAACACCACGCAGGGCGATGTGCACTGTAAATTCTGGCTACCGGAGGAAGGGCTGGCAGATAAGGCGCGTAACGATCGTGTGCCTTATGACATATGGGCGAAGCAGGGCTGGCTAAACACGACACCTGGTAAGGCTATCGAGTATGGATTTATCGCGAGGGAGCTGCGGCGCGTTTTTGATCTCTGTAACGTCAGGGCGCTGGCGTTTGACCGCTATAACATGCGCTTCCTTCGCCCGCATCTCATCGATGCTGGTTTCACCGATGTGGAGCTCGAACGATTCGTAGAGTTCGGTCAGGGGTTTGTTTCCATGTCGCCTGCTCTCAGGGAGCTGGAAGCCAAACTGCTCGGTGCGCAGCTGAAGCACGGCAATCATCCGATCCTCGAAATGTGCGCCAAAAACGCCACGGTAATCACTGACCCTGCCGGTAACCGCAAGTTTGTGAAAGGTAAGTCGAGCGGACGTATCGACGGCATGGTAGCGCTGGCGATGTCTATTGGCGCGCAGACCAGTGACGAGGTAGAGGAGCAGGGTGACGTTAATGATTTCATTTACAACTTTTTGAGCGTGTAAAAATGGCAGATACCGATTACAGCATTGACCTGCGGACGCGATCGCCATTCTGGGCGCGCATGGCCTCTATCCTGACCGGCGGCCGCCTGGTGACACCCGATAAGGGCTCGCAAATGGCGGGTACGTCAGCGCACGGTGTGGTTGGTGATTCTGTTGTGACTGATGAGCGTAATATGCAAATCAGTACGGTATGGGCCTGCATCAGGTTAATCTCCACCGTAACAGCATCTTTACCACTCGATGTTTATCAGACCAAAAATGATCAGCGCACGAAAGTGGACAACAGTCACCCCCTTGCGAAACTGCTGAGATTCCGTCCCAACAACTTCATGACCGCTCTTGAGTTTCGCGAAGCAATGACTATGCAGCTATGTGCCTACGGCAACGCCTATGCACATGTTGAGCGAAACGGTGTTGGTGACGTGATTAGCATGGTTCCACTGATGAGCGCCAATATGGAAGTTCGGCTCAGCGATAACGGTAAAAATATTATCTACCGCTACCGACGGGACACTGAATACGCTGACTTTTCACAGAAAGAAATTTTTCATCTCAAAGGATTTGGCTTCAATGGTCTGACTGGTCTTTCGCCGCTGGCGTTCAGTGCGAAGTCTGCTGGTGTGGCCATAGCGATGGAAGATAACCAGCGTGAATTTTTCGCCAACGGTGCGAAGTCTCCGCAGATCCTGATGACTGACGGCAAGGTGCTGACGAAAGAGCAGCGTGGGCAGCTGGAGGAAAACTTTAAGGAGATTGCTGGTGGTCCGGTCAAAAAGCGGCTTTGGATCCTTGAGAGCGGCTTCACCACGCAACCTATCGGCGTTTCGCCTCAGGATTCAGAAATTCTGGCTGCGCGTAAATTTCAGGTCGCCGAACTGGCGCGATTTTACGGCGTGCCTCCACATCTGGTCGGCGACGTGGACAAAACCACCTCCTGGGGATCGGGGATTGAACAGCAAAACCTGGGCTTTCTCCAGTATACCCTCAAACCCTACCTTGATCGGTGGGAGTACAGCATTGAACGCTGGCTGGTCAAAGAGTCAGAACAGGGCATCATTCACGCCGAGCATAACCTCGACGGGCTGTTGCGCGGTGATTCAACAAGCCGGGCATCATTTATGCAAATCATGGTCAACACCGGGATTCGGACCGTTAACGAGGTTCGAAGGCTCGATAACCTGCCGCCGCTGCCTGGAGGTGATGTGGCGACACGGCAGTCGCAGAACGTGCCCATTACCGATCTCGGAACAAACAAAGAGCCCCGCAATGCCGGGGCTTAATTTTTATGGGGGCTATGATGCCTGACATTCAGAAGACGCTGTCTTTCGACCAGACAGAAATCAAGTTCATCGGCGACGGCAGTAAGGGAACATTTGAAGGGTATGCATCGGTTTTTAATAACACCGACGCCGATGGCGACATTATTTTGCCAGGTGCTTTCGCTGGTGTGATTGCTAACCAGAGTCGCAAGGTGGCCATGTTCTTTAACCACCAGACACGTGCTATCCCGGTCGGTAAATGGGATGCCATGCATGAAGATGACAAGGGGCTATTTGTCCGTGGTCAACTTACTCCAGGGCTTAGCCTGGCCGAAGACCTGAAAGCTGCTATGCAGCATGGCACGGTTGAAGGGATGTCTGTGGGGTTTTCCGTTGGGCCTGATGATTACACCGTTGGCACGTCAGGGCTCATCTTCAAAAACATCTCTTACCTGCGGGAAATTAGCGTCTGTACTTTCCCGGCTAACGAGCTCGCTGGCGTAACGGCCATGAAGAGCATCGACAGCATCAAATCTATTCGCGATGCGGAGGCCTGGCTGAGGGATTCAGTCGGGCTTTCGCGTTCTGAAGCACAGGCATTTATCGCCCGTGTTAAGTCTGCAGGCCGAAGCGAGTTCGGTAGCGACGACATTGACGCGCTGGCACAGCGCATTAACTCATTTGCCGCTAACCTGCGGACACCTTAACGGAGTGACACATGTCTGAATTATCTGTACTGGAAAAAGCTATCGAAAACTCCCAAAAAGAAGTAAAGGAGCTTATCGAAGAACAGCGTAAATCCATCAACCAGACCGGTGAAATCAACAAGCAGCTGCAGATCGATCTGACGAAAGCACAGGAAGAACTGAAAGCCACCGGCACCCGCCTGTTCGATCTTGAGCAGAAACTGGCCGGAAACTCTCCTGATCAGACTGCGCAGAAGTCATTTGCTCAGCGCGTATCTGAAGACCTGATGAAGGGCTGGGACGGCTCGCGTACCAAAGCGAAAGTTACCAGTTTTGATAAAGCGATTGGTTCGGGCGCAGCGTCGGCAGGTGCCCTGGTCCTGCCGCAGCAGCTGCCGGGTATTCTTATGCCTGGTCTTCGCCGTCTGACCGTGCGTGACTTGCTGGCACAGGGGCGTATCACCAGTAACGCGCTGGAATACGTGCGCGAAAACGTGTTTACCAACGCTGCAGCACCAGTGGCAGAAGGTACCCTCAAGCCGGAAAGCAACATCACTTTCACCAAAGAAACGGCGAACGTGAAAACTATCGCCCACTGGATCCAGGCATCGCGCCAGATCATGGATGATGCCCCGGCGCTCGAGTCTTACATCAATTCCCGCATGATGTACGGACTGGCGCTGGTAGAAGAGAACCAGATGCTGAACGGGGACGGTACCGGCGATAACCTGCAGGGGCTCAACGTAGTGGCGAACGACTATGAAACCACACTCAACGCAACCGGAGATACTGGCGCTGATGTTCTGGCACACGCCATCTATCAGGTATCGCTGAGTGAGTTCGAAGCCGACGGCATCATTCTGAACCCGGCGGACTGGCACCGTATTGCCCTGCTGAAGGACGCTAACGGCAATTACATTCTCGGTGGCCCGCAGGCGTTTGCCTCGAAAGTGCTTTGGGGGCTTCCGGTGGTGTCGACCACAGCGCAGACGGCAGGCAAATTCACCGTTGGCGCGTTTGGCCTGGCGTCGCAGGTTTGGGATCGCATGGATGCCACCATCGAGATCAGCAACCAGGACCGCGATAACTTCGTTAAAAACATGCTGACCATCCTTTGCGAAGAGCGCCTGGCGCTGGCCCACTATCGCCCGGCAGCGATTGTGACGGGTGATATTGCTGTCAGCACTGGTGCATAACAAAAGGGCGCGGCCAGCAATGGCCGCGTAAATGAGATGAAAATTAAAGCTCTCCGTATGTTCTCGCATTATCACCTGGGTACGGTATCTCAGGGGGAAATCCGCGAGGTGCATAAAGAAATCGGCGAAGTACTGGTGAAACTGCATCTGGCCGAGGCGGTTGAGCCGGAAAAGGCAACGGACTCTGGTTCTGCGGAGCCTGCTAAAGCCAAACCAGGGGGTAAAGGTGGAAATAAGCGAGGAACAGCTGGCGCAGATAAAGGCGCATCTGAAGGTTGATGGTGACGACGAAGATACGCTTATTGCTGCCTATGCTTCGGCCTCCGTCGATTATGTTGAGCGGTTCTGCGACGGTGCGCTGGTCGAAACATTAACGCCGCCAGTGGAAGGGGAAACTCAGCCCCGTGAGATTATTTTTACTTCCGGCATCTGGGCGGCAATGCTTTTGCTGATTGGACACTGGTATGCGAACCGCGAAGCGGCAGCGCAGAACCTATCGAAAGTTCCGCTGGGCGTTGAGGCGCTGCTGATTAGGCACCGGAGGTGGAACTAATGGGCTGCTCAGGATGTGCTAAACGGCGTGAATGGTTAAAAAAGTGGACGAAAATAGCCTATGAACGAGCAACTGGTAAACGCGCTGATAGCAGCGCTGAGAGAACAAACAACAGCACAGCGAGAGCAGACGGAAGCGATAAACCGCCTGGCTGAGTCTAACGTTGCCCTGTCCGATGTAATTATCCAGTCGCTTGCCGGCGATCTCGATGAGGTGCCAGAGCAGCAAACCTATCTGAGCGGGAAACCCAGGGGGTGATATGCAGGCCGGAAAATTGCGTCACAGGATCACCCTGCAGGAACCGGTCAAAGAACAGAACCCGACAACGGGAGCCGTAATTAATACCTGGCGCGATGTCGCAACCCTTTGGGCCGAAGTCGCTCCTTTATCCGCACGTGAGTTTATCGCCGCCCAGGCCTCTCAGGGCGAAGTTACCACCCGGATAACGATTCGTTACCGTGAGGGTGTTACCCGCAAACATCGGATCCTGTTTCGTGGCCGCATCTACAACATTGATGGCGTTTTACCTGATCCACGGAGCGGCAGGGAATACCTGACACTGCCTTGTTCAGAGGGGGCTAACGATGGCTGATGGCGTGGAAGTAAACCTGACCGGCCTCGATTCCGTCCTGGGGAAACTGGATGCCGTCTCACAGGTCACTCGCGATAAATCCGGTCGTGCAGCGCTGCGTAAAGCGGCAAACGTCATCAGGGACAGAGCGCGCAATAATGCCGCGCGGGTTGATGATCCTCTCACCAAAGAGGCTATCTACAAAAACATTGTGGTCAGTTTCAGCAGCAAGGCATTTCGCAGAACCGGCGATCCAACGTTTCGTGTCGGGGTGATGGGCGGCGCCAGGCAATACGCCAATACAAAGGCCAACGTCCGAAAAGGCAGGGCGGGTAAAAGTTTTAACACTGCCGGAGATAAAGGTAATCCCGGCGGGGATACCTGGTACTGGCGATTCCTGGAGTTCGGCACAGAACATGCTGCAGCTAGGCCAATAATTAGGCCTGCACTGAATGGGGTCGATGCCGATGTGATTAACGTTTTTGCTTTGGAGCTGGAAAAGTCTATCGATCGCGCTGTACGACGGGCGGCTAAAAAAGGAACGCCGGTATGATTGCTCCAATATTTGCAGTTTGCGCAGCCAGCCAGGCAGTCAGGGATTTGCTAGGTTCTACTCCCGTGCGGCTTTATCCTTTCGGTATGCAGGACGATAATATCGTTTACCCCTATGCAGTCTGGCAAAACATAGGTGGCAACCCTGAAAATTATCTAAACCAGCGGCCAGATGCAGATCACTATTCTCTGCAGGTTGATGTCTATGGTGATACTGACACCGACGTGATCGCCGTTGCCCGTGCTTTACGCGACGCGATTGAGGGGAAGGCCTATATCACCCGATGGGGTGAACAAAGCCGCGATCCTGAAACAATGCGATACCGCTATTCCTTCGATGTTGACTGGATAACGACCAGATAACCAACAACCCCAAACTGACCCGCCTTGTGCGGGTTTTTCTTTTATGGAGACAAAACATGTCTGTATTAACGCAAGGCACGCAGTTTTTTGTGCTCAAGTCTGGCGTGGTCAGCGAGGTTGAATGCATCACCAGTTTCAACCCCGGCGGGAACCCTGCCGATCAGATTGAAGATACCTGTCTGAGTGAGCGGGATTCCAGAACCTACAAAAAGGGGCTTAAAACGCCTGCGGCCGCAACCGTCGGGCTTAACGCTGATCCGACGAACGCCAGCCACATTATGTTGCATGGCCTCGCTGAAGCGAATGATCAGACGCCGTTAACTTTTGCGGTTGGCTGGTCAGATGGAACCAGTGTCCCTACAGCCGCCGCTCCTGGCACTGAGGATGCTGTTGATGGCCTGGTGCTGCCATCGGATCGCACCTGGTTCATTTTCCAGGGTTACGTTTCTGACTTCCCGTTTGATTTTCAGGGTAACGCTGTTGTGACGACCTCCGCCACGATCCAGCGGTCTGGCTCTTCCGTATGGGTGCCGAAGGCCGCAGCGTAATTAATATGCCCGGTTATCCGGGCTTTTCAATTCAGGAGCTGAAATGCAACTTACTCTCGATACGTTAAAAGAAACCGGTGCTTTTACCGGGCGTCCCGTGGAAAAAGAAATTAAGTGGAAAGGCCGTGACGGGAAAGAGCATATCGCAACCGTCTATGTGCGCCCGATGGGCTACCACACCACTAAAGCTGAACTGCTGGCGTACAACGGGAAATCGGACCCGATTGCTGAGCGCATTGCGGCGCATATTTGCGATCAGGACGGCGCCCCAGTGTTTACCGCGGCTGACATTCTTGGGACTGCTACCCCGGATCGTGGGGCGCTGGACGGTCCGATCGTTATGGCCCTCCTGGCTGCAATTCATGATGTAAACGAACTGGGAAAGACTACGAGCTAACCGGCGAGGATGAATTCTGGTGCGAACTGGTGATGAACGGCATCGGTGGACGCACCATCGCAGAGGCTCAGGAGCGGATGAGTCGCAGGGAATTTCTGGTTTGGCTCAAGTACCGTGAGAAGTACGGACCGCTCAATATCATGATGCGTACCGAGTGGGGGGCTTCGCTGGTGGCTTCTGTCCTGGCTAACATCAATAAGGCAAAGAACACGCCGCCGTTCAAGGTAAGTGACTTTGCACCGCACATCAACGAAGCGCCATTATCTCTGGAAGAAGCTATGAAAAGTTGGCATTGATATCATTTATTTGGTTATATTCTCTCTGGGATGATTATATTGATACCGAGGGGATTATGATAAAGAAAGCAGCTGTTGTTTTTACTGTAATGTTTTTAGGTGGCTGCGTTAGTGCGCCAGATAAGGCGGAGCTAAGCCGCGCCGATTATGGGAAGTTACCTGATAATTATCAGGAAATAATTAAAAATAGTATGTCGGCGCGCCTTAAGGACCCTTATTCTGCACGATATGATTTCAATGAACCTTTCAAAGGCTGGTGCAAATCAGGATTTACAACTTATTACGGATGGTTAGTTCCTTTTACTCTTAACGCTAAAAACAGTTATGGCGGTTATGTTGGTAATAAGTCTTATCTGTATCTTGTTAATCAAAATAGCGCCACTGACTTTACTGCATCCTTCCAAATCGGTGGGTGCGGTAAAAGTTAAATTAGCTAAATCATAAAATAAACCTCGCTCCTGCGGGGTTTTTTATTGCCGGGAGAAAATTCAATGGCTGGCAAGTCCCTTGGTACGTTAACAATCGACCTGATCGCAAAAGTGGGTGGATTTGTTCAGGGTATGGACAAAGCCGAAAGATCTTCTCAAAAGTGGCGTGACCAAGTAAAAAAGGATGCTAAAGAGGTTAGTTCTTCAATCATTGCTGTGGGTGCGGCGGCGGCTACAGCAGCTGTTGGCATTGGTGCTGCTGGGTTAGCCATAGTTAAAAATACTGCACAGCAGGTTACAGAAGCTGATCGCTGGGCAAAATCTCTTAAAATGTCCACCCAGGATTTGTTATCCTGGCAATACGCTGCTGAACAAGCCGGTTTAACCGGTGACAACATAGCCGATATTTTCAAAGACATTAATGATAAGGTCGGTGATGCGGTCCTGAATAAATCAGGTGAGGCAGCTCAGGCGCTGGATACTTTGGGGCTTTCAGCTCAGAAGCTGGCTCAGCAATCCCCAGACAAGCAGCTGATGGCAATCAGTGAAGCATTACAGAAAATCCCCACTCAGGCCGGGAAAACAAATATTCTCGAAAGCCTGGGTAATGACCTGTCAAAAATGCTGCCGTTGTTCGACAACAACAACGAGAAGCTGAAACAGTTTATCCAGCTATCAAAAGATTTTGGTGTCGCACCACCGCAAGAAGATATTGATAACCTTGTTAAGGTTAATCAGTTCTTTCAGGATATAGAGACTAGCGCCCGCGGTCTTAAAATGGAAATTGCTTCGGGGCTGGCTAAGGTTGACCTTACACCATTGCAGGATGGGCTTGATGACATTCGTGACGTCTTCACCGATCCTGCTGTTCTTCAGGGGCTATCAGACCTGGTTGGTGAAGCCATAAGCCTTGCCGGGGTTGTGGGACGTATTGCTGGTGGCTTGGGGGCCATTGCTACTTATACCCGCTCGCGTATAGGTGCTGTATCTGGTAATTATAATGCTGCTGATGAAAGTGATATTGCACAGAGAATTGAATTCCTTAACAAACGAGGGAATCAAAGTAAGGAGCAAAAAGACGAATTAGAATTTTTAACTAAACGTCTTCAATTTCTTCGCGCGATAAAATCAAGCATGACTCCGGAGCAGGTAGATAGAGGAGCGAAAGGGCTCACGTCTCTACTTTCTGATCTTGGCATTGATACGTCTAAAGATAATGATTTTTCGTTGGGCAAAGGGGAGTCTAACCAGAATCAGCCAAAAACAAAACCAAAAAGCAATCCGACTGACAATGCTTTTAAAAATCGACTTCTTGACTTACAAAAGCAAGCTGCACTTATTGAAACAACAGGCAAAAAAACAGCTGAAGTTACAGAGCTTGAAAAAATAAACTTCGATATAAACAGTGGTAATCTAAAAAAACTTTCCGAAGGTCAAAAAGACCAGTTGCGAACAGCTGCAAAGTTTCTTGATTCTAAGAAGGAAGAACTTCGTCTTAATCAGGAAAATGCGAAAGTTGCCGAGTACGTTTCAGGTCTTGAAAGGCAGAATAAATTAATTAAGCAGGGATATGATAGTGAATTTATTGGGCGTTATTCTGGAGATCGGGAACGTAGCCGGATGCAAGAACGCAACAGTATTCAGCAGGAGTATGAAGGGAATCGCGAGGATTTATTAAAGCAATACCAATCTGGTGATATTTCTAAAAGTCTTTATGACGCTGAAACTGAAGCTTTGCAAGATGCACTGAATAAGAGGTTAGAAATTCAAAATGATTATTATAAGCAACAGGATGAATTACAGAATGATTACAGTGCTGGGTTAATTTCTGGTTTTGCTGCACAGGCTACTGCTGCGATGGATTTGTACTCCACAATGCAGCAAGTTGGGGCGCAAACATTCAGCAGCATGACCGACATGATTATAACTTGGGCAGAAACTGGAAAGTTGAACGCTCAAGATTTTGCAGCGACCTTTATACAGTCTGTAGGTGCGGCAATGCTGCAATATGCCGCTGCTCAGGTAGCAATGGCGGCGCTTAATGCCTTCACTCAATGGATAGGTGTTCCTTACGTTGGCCCGGCGGTGGCTCCGGCTCAAGCAATTGCAGCAGCTGCAGCAGCTGGCGTATTCATGACGGCGATCGGGTCGGCATTGCACGGCCAGGCTCACGACGGTATCGACTCTGTGCCAGAAACTGGAACCTGGCTCCTGCAGAAAGGTGAGCGCGTTACGACAGCTAAAACCAGCGCCAAACTGGATGCCACTCTGGATCGAGTAGCAAACCAGTCCACAGGCGGCGGCGCGATTTATTCGCCCACAATCAATATCCCCATTAATGGCAACCCGTCCGATGCGACAGTAGCCCTCGTGCGCAAAGCCGCTGCTGAAGGTGCTGAGCGCGGCTACCGAAAAGCTGTCAACTCGGTGACTACTGGGCAAGGTGATCTACACAGGGCTCTTATGGTGAAAACCAACTCGGGGAGGAAAATTCGCTGATGGCTATCACCACGACACTTTACTACCCCGCTGATGTTCTCCCTGGGCCGTTGAAAGACGGCTTTGGAATGAAGCCGAAATCCCCGGTAAAAATCACCGAGCTCGTAACGGGGCGCAAAAGAATACGACGTGGCTATACCTCTGTTCCTACGGAAACAGATGTAGCCTGGATTTTTACTGACGCGCAGGCCCAGGCTTTTGAGGCATGGTACCGGGATGTTCTAAAAGACGGCAGCGCCTGGTTTAACATGCCGCTAATGACGCCAGTGGGCCAAAAAAATTACGTTTGCAGGTTTAACGATATTTATGAGGGGCCTACGCCTGAAGGAGGCTTGTACTGGCGGTATTCAGCATCCCTTGAGTTATGGGAACGGCCGCTGCCGGCGGTTGGCTGGGGAGAATATCCGGAGTGGATTGTGGGGAGTTCGTTACTCGATATAGCTCTGAACAGGGAGTGGCCTAAGCATGACAGCGATTAACCGCCTTTATGCGTCCTCCGGGTCGGAGGTCATCATTGGTACGTTGCAGATCGATATTGGCGGCCAGAAGCATTATCTGTGTGAGGGGTACGAGGACATTACGGCGGTTACCGAGAGGGGCGAAACCGTAACGTTTATTGCCTGTGCCATTGTCCTATCCCTTCCTGCCAGAAACGAAGACGGGACGCAGGACCTGAAGTTTATGCTGTGCAACGTCGACGGCGTTGTATCCACCGCTATACGCAAGGCCATTGATGCCATGTCCACTGCCAGCATCACGTTCAGGAAATACATTTCCACTGACCTTACAGCGCCAGCGGAGCCGCCTTACGTCATGCCGGTTAAAGGAGGCTCCTGGACACCGCTGACTGTAAACGTCACTGCTGGTTTTAAAAATATGCTCGATTATGCCTGGCCACGTGACAGGTACACGTTGACGTACTTCCAGGGTCTTCGTTACACACGATAGGTATCCCATGATCAACATTGATAAATACCTGACCGTCCGCTGGCAGATGGGCGGCCGCACTTTTCCTGTTCTCGACTGCTACGGCATTGTACATGAGGTCCGCCGGGACCTCGGATTGCCTGAATGGCCTGCGTTTGAAGGTGTGATAAAGGATGGCGATGAAATGCATATTGCCTGCAATAACTTCCGTCAAAACGTAGTGCGGTGCGAACCCTGCCCGGGTGCGGTTGCCGCCTGCTATATGGGTGGGGTAATCGGTCATCTCGGCATCGTGGTTGAGCTGAGCGGCCTGCTTTATGTGATGGAATGCAATCCCCGCCGCAACGTGACCATTCTTCCCCTGGCGCGTTTTGAACGTCAGTTTCTGAAAGTGGAGTATTACCAGTGACAATCCGCCTTTACCCGTCGCGTTTGCCTGGCGAACCGCTGGAGACGCATGAACACAGGGATACGACCATACATGACTGGATGCTCCAGCATGTCGATAACTACCGTAACGATATGGTGCAGCGTGTTGCCTTCGAAGTTAACGGTAAACCGGTCCCACCGGCAGAATGGCCGTTATGTTTTATCAGCGCTGAGAGCGATGTAAAAGTTTATCCGATCCCGGGTGAGGGGGTTTCTGCGGCGATTATTGCGGCATGGGCGGCAGCGGCTATTGCTGCAGCATCGGCTGTTTATGTGCTGATCACCATGTCTAACATGGATAAAAGCGGCTACTCATCATCAAATGGGCTGGGGCTGGATTTAAACCCTGCCAAAGCGAACCAGGCGAAACTTGGCGACCCCATACGTGAGGTGTTTGGCCGCTGCCGTATTTATCCCGATTATGTTGTGCAACCCGTGACCCGGTTTAACCCTGATGATCCGACGCGAATGACTGTCGAAATGATGGTTTGCCTTGGAAAGGGGAATTTCGCGTTTACGAATGGTGATATCCGTGTAGGTTCAACACCTATTTCAGCATTAGGGGACTCGTTCAGTTACAACGTTTATTCACCTGGGGCAGATGTTTCAGGAGATCGGCGAAGTGAAAACTGGTTCAACTCGACAGAGGTAGGTGGTACTTCCAGCGGGAGTGGGCTTGATATGGCCCAGACCTCGCCAGATTCGACAGATATCAACGCCGACAGTATGACAGTTTCTGGCGCATCCGTGACGTTTAACGAGCTGGATGATGGCAACGATGATGACGATGAAGGAAATGCGTTGCCTGAGTCGTGGGTTGAAGGGGCCATTGTTACGATCGTCGCCCCGATGAATTTTCTGGTTTCAACCTCGTCGAGATATAGCGTTCTCGCCAGTAACTCTCTGGGTGAAATTAATCCCTATCCGGGTATGCCGGTTACCCTGGAAATTAACGGCACTGAATACGAACTGGTTATTGCAACTTATACGGCAAAACAGGACGCGATACCCGGGGTGGGTGGAAATGCGGCCAGCCTGAAAGCAAATGCCTCCCCATCAACATATGATTACTCCGGTACCGGCCAGACTTTTACGATCACCTGGCAGGGATATGAGTACACCATTTCCCTTGTTGCAGACTATGTGAATATGCCCGGCCTGCTGGCAGTGATAAACGAGGGCCTGACCGGGTCAGGATTACTGGCGCAGGATAGCGGCGGTGTTGTGCTGATTGCTGAGGCATCAAGCCCCTGGCTCGGCGGAAACATTACCTCATCATCGCTCCCGGTAGCCGTTTTTGGCGACAGTCCTGTATTTACCTCCGGCACCGCGTCCAGCGGAGGCAGTCCTGCAATAACTGCTAACGTTACGCTGGCGTATGGGAGTGCAACCGGAGTGGCATTTTCCGGGATACCGGAGGGAACACAACGCCTGGCGCTGGCTCACCGTGGCAACGAGTACCGCATTGCGGATGCGGACGGTACGACCGCAACGGTTCAGCGGCTGATTGATGGAGTGGTTGATCCTTCCTGGTCTGGCTTCTCACCCCGCACGATGATTGACTATCAGGCTACAGGGATCAGCGACAACAATACCTGGATGGGGCCGTTCCTTGCCTGCCCGGAATCTGAAGTGGTGGACGCTTTCGAGGTGAATTTCTCCTTTCCGTCTGGCATTTGCGGATTCGACAGCAAAGGCAAAAAACGCATCAGGCATTGTGAGTGGGAAATACAGTACCGTGTTTATGGTTCTGGCTCTGGCTGGACGAGCAGGCAGGGGGTTTACGCGCTTAAAAATATCAACGGGTTGGGTTTTACAGAGCGTTTTGATCTCTCTTCTCCTGGGCTGGTTGAGGTGCGCTGCCGCCGCCGCAATGAGCAGGGTAGCAATAACGCGCGTGACTCGATGTACTGGCAAGCGTTACGTGGTCGTTTGTTGGCCCGGCCAACATCCTATGCTGGCGTCACCCTGATGGGGGTTACGGTTGAGACGGGGGGCAAATTGGCGGCTCAGTCTGACCGGCGCGTAAACGTTGTGGCCACGCGCATTTATGACTCTGGCGTAGCCCGTAGTATCTCTGGTGCGCTTTATCACGTCGGCCGTTCTCTTGGTATGGAAATGGATACTGAGGCAATAGATGCCCTGGAGCAGACTTACTGGACCCCGAACGGCGAGTATTTCGATTTTGCCACCGGTGACAGTATTTCCGCTCTGGAAATGCTTCAGAAAATCGCTGCAGCCGGTAAGAGTTATTTTCTGCTAAATACCCAGTCTGTTGCATCAGTGGGTCGTGAAGGCGTTAAACCCTGGACCGGGGCTATCACCCCTCACGAGATGGTATCCGAGATGCAGACCGATTTCAGCACGGTGACTGACGACGATTACGATGGTGTTGATGTAACCTATATCAACGGCTCGACCTGGGCAGAAGAGACGGTGCAATGCCGTCTGCCTGGCAACCCAACGCCGTTGAAAATAGAGGCATACCGGGCTGATGGTGTAGGCAATCCTGATCACGCATACCAGATTGGTATGCGCCGACTCAGAAAATACCAGCTGCAGCGCATGACGCATAAAACGACGACGGAACTGGATGCGCTCTGTTACAACGTCGGGGATCGTATTGTGTTGACCGATGATATCCCTGGCAGCAACACCATTTCGTGTTTGATTGAGTCGATGGCTACTGCTGGTGGGGTGACCACATTCGATGTGTCGGAGCCGCTGGACTGGACTTTTGCAAATCCACGCGTCTATCTGCGTTATCAGGATGGAAAAGCATCACGGCTGTTTGAAGCATCACCCACAGGCGACAACTATCAGGTATCCGTCCCGTATCAATCTGAGTTCGCCGATATCCTGCTGGATGATCAGATAATTGAGCCTCCCCGGTTAATTTTCTGTAGTTCTGAGAGCGACCTGTATCACGCCATTGTGTCCGAGATAGTGCCGCAGGACGATGGAACCTGCGAGATAACTGCCCGGCAATACCGCGCTGAATTTTATGACTACGACGACGCCACATACCCCGGCGACGTCGCCTAAAACCACAAATTCCCCTAATTAACTCTTTTCGCTCAAACCCTCGTTTGGGCGAACACCGTTTTGGAGCAAAAAACATGGCCTTTAACCCGGAGCTGGGGAGCACGTCTCCCGCTGTGCTGCTCGATAACGCCGAGCGCCTGGATAAGCTGGTCAATGGGTCTGCGCTGACTGAACCAGATCGCGCTGGCGATGATCTGGATACCTGGCGCGGAATGATGGCAAAGAACGATGAGATTCGTCAGAACCTGATCCCACTGAGCAAACAGTATATGACGCTTGAGGCAGCTCAGGCTGATATTGCGAATATTCCGCCAGGTTCCACAACCTATGTACGCAGCACTGATGGTATCTCGCTTGCTGATGAGTACATCAATAACGCCGGAACGTTGACAGCAACCGGCCGTAAAATGCTGTCTCAGAAGCGCGTTGAGTTATCTGATGCCGCTGCCCAGCGAGAAATATTCAGCAATCGCCAGGCGTTATCCTTAACGGATTACACCTTGTCAAAAATGACCCTGATGGCGCAGCAAAAAAAGCTGTCGTATACTGCTGCGGGTAGCAGGACGTTTACCTCTGAAGATGACGTGACGGTTTTCGTTAACCAGATTTCAGCAAATGAATCCAGTGATGCAAGAGCCCGCAGCCAGGCATTGAAATTTACTGCCACTGCCAGCAATGGGACGGCTGTAATAGCCAGCCTGTTGCCGGGCGAACGCTTCAGCGATGGTGTTATTGACTCACCGTATCATGTGCTGGATCTGACCGGAATTGCGCCCGGGACTGTGTTGCTTGATGCCACGAACTCTGTTTTTCGAATGGTTTTCAGCAATATACCATTACAAAATACAACTCAACTTATCGCCCCGTATTCAGTTATTGATACCTCAGGTGTATTTACTGCAGGGAATACTGGTGGATATGCGTACGATAAGAAAAGTTGCTCTATGTATGGTGTGTCAACGCCATATATCCAACTAACTATACCGTATGCTGAGATTATTTCAGCAGGATACACCCCAGATGCTTCAGGTGGGGTAAAATACTACATTGATAAATTTTCTTCAGTTGTTATTAACTATAAGACAACTGATATTACAAAAAAGAATGCCAATTTTATCACTCAATTACCTGCCGGGGACATCACCATAACAGCAGATCAGTACTTGGTGCTATCTGCTGACGTATATCACTATAATGGTCGCCAAAAGCCTGAGTTCACATCAAGCTCTCTGGCTCGTTACATCTGCGATGCGAGCAATGATACCTCCATGGACTACACTGGGCTGCTAGAGCTGAAAGTATCATTTCCTGCAGGGCTAGTCATGCATCACGAGGATATCTCCGTGACTGACAAGGATGGCAATTATTTTGTAGGACAGTTTGCGGGGGAAGATTTTGTAAACCTTCGCTTCCAGTCTAATGAGGGGTTCTGGCCGGATGGTTCATTTAAAACAGGCTCTGTCTGGATTAACGACACTATCCCTGCCGGACAGAAAAAATACTACAACATTGATATCTACGCCAACACAAAACAGATGGCTGCATATCCATCTCTCGATTATTACGCCCCAACTGAAGGAAACAAAAGATTCAATATTACTGTTGGTAGCATAACCTGTCGATTTAGTTGGACCACTTACTACTATGGGTTAACATCTATTGATTCTGCTCCAAATGATGATGTAAACCGTGTTGTGATTGGGCTCAGCACTCAACATCGCTATCTGGACGGAACTACACAAAAAACAGAATATTTTACTGACAATGTAACCCTGAAACTCTCAAATAATGGTCCTCTTTTTTCAGAGGTTGAGCGTGTGGCATATAACGCAGCCAGTGCGGTATATTCCTCTGGTGTATTAAAATCAATAACCCGTTATCGCATTTTTAATAACGGTCAAATTCAGGTTCGTAACCTTGTTACTGCTGTGAGCATGATTCCTGTCGGGAAAATGCTTGGTGCATTTATCCCGATGATAGTGACCTATGGAAGCTCAGTAACCCCTAACTATGATTTTGCCTCTCCCGCTGCAATTATAGGCGGGACTCCTGTAGGAAACGGGTCGCTATCTATAGTTCCAACGATTGTTAATGGTGATATTCATCGTGATGGCACCGCAGGCGGTCCGACCAGACAGGCCACGATATCAATGTCCAATAACACATCCAGCAGAACCTTAACCGTTCAGGCTGGATGGATAACATCATCGTCTACTGATTACTCATTCCTAAACTGGCCTGTTGAAAAAAACTGGACGTGGAGTGTCGAGGCGTGGATTAACACACAGGAAACAGAGTCTGCTCATTTTCCGCTGGCATCAAAAGTACTGAACCGACCGGTGGCATTTGCAGCAACAGGAGTTTTGCCGAATGTTGCGGTTAAACGGGCTGAACGGTTTTTTCTGGAACTGATGGATGGTGTCGCGGATTTCTGGATGAATGGAGACTCAGCAGGAATTGGGGGGATGACACCGCCATTAAATCTTAGCAACCCAAGCCAGTTAACCCCCTTCGGTTACCTTGCATGCCGCGAGTTAAGGAAGCCGAATGGAACACTCGCTGTATTATTACCGTCATTCATTCAGTATCTTAATACATATTACAGCGGAACAGGACTAGGCGCAGCATACCTTAGCGGAAGCAGGGCAATTGCTGACCTAGTTTCCACAGTGCTTAAACCCATAGTTTCTGTTTATCGTTCTGCTGAATACCTGGGAGAGAGCACAGTAACAGATGCACTGAAACCCTACATCACAAATTTTGCTGATGCGATGGTCATCACCGTCATTAATAAAGGAGGTATAACGAATAAATACACTGATAGCGGTACGGGAGCAACCAATATCAATATTTACGGACTGCTTCTGGTTGCGCTGGCGATAAAAACGGGAATGGATACTACCGGGAAATATCAGACCTGCTACAACACTATTATTACTCTGCTGACAAATACATCAACAATTTTTCGATATACACCGACACTGGTGGATTCACAGCCAGTAACAACCAGTCTGTCACGTAGTCGCTGGTTTAACTACGATATGGACCTGACAGCTGAATATCTGATTATGACCGATATGCTGGGTATTGCCCCAGCATTCAACAACGTCACGTATGGTCTGCACGGGTTATGTGGTGATGGACGTATCAGGACAATCGATTACAACATCTCGGAAAGCCGTCGTGGTTTATTGTCGACACCGGTGAGTGTGGCCCTGACTATGATGATGGTAAGGAGAGTCTCGACAGGAAATGCGCTCATCTTAAGCATGCAGGCTTATGAACGTGATTATCTTACAGACCCGTATGCGAGTGGACGTTTTTATGATCACTCACCCCGGCTTGGTACAGGTATGCCGACAGATATATCCAGTCATAACCGGGTTATGTTAGAAATGCTGGCAGGATATTTTGTGAATCAAATAGCAAGTAAAGGCTATTTATGA